CGCGGACCACGACTCTTCAAGCGCCTTGCGCTGGTGGTCAAACGGTTTTGTCTTAAACTTGTATTTTCCCATAATTTTCTCCTTGACACTGAGACAATATAAGCATATATAAGTATTTGTCAAGGCCCAAACGGTGCCTTTAACAACGATGGAGAAACGCGATGAGCGATATCTTTGATCAGATGGAAGAAGACTTTGAACAAAGCCTGTCTTCCGGTGTAGAAAAGCTAGACCAAGCTGGTCTTCAAACGGTGGCCGAACTGGCCCGCAAAATCCGAGATGAAGAAGAGTACATATCGTCTCTTGAGTCTGACCTCAAGAAGGCAAAAAAAGGTCTTATGAAACTAACGGATGAAGACTTGCCGACCATGCTTGCAGAAATTGGTCTGTCTTCAATGAAACTAGACGATGGTTCAGAGGTAACCGTTAAACAAACCTACGGGGCATCTATACTCGTGGATAATAGACCTGTGGCTTACGAGTGGCTTCGGGAGAAAGGTTACGATGACATCATTAAAAATACCGTTGCGTGTCAATTTGGCAGGGGCGAAGACGATAAAGCGTCGGCTTTCAAAGCCATTGCAGAAAAAGAAGGACACTACGCGGAGCAGAAAACGGAAATCCATCCGCAGACGCTTCGTGCCTTTGTCAAGGAACGTGTTGAAAATGGTGACGACTTCCCGATGGAGTTATTCGGAGCCTATGTCGGACAACGAGCAGTTATCAAGAGGAGTAAATAAGATGGCTGATAAGAACAAAAAAGTTGCAGAAACTAAATCTGCTGAAGTAATCCCTTTTGATCCAACTATGTTTGAAGCTGATGCCGGTATGGGTATGGAGAACATGGGGCAGGAAGATCTTGCGCTACCTTTTCTTAAAATCCTGTCGGGTTTGGATCCGCTTCTGGACACGCATGAGACTGCTCGCAAGGGTGACATCTACAATACCGTCACTGGGCACGTTTACACGGGCAAGGACGGCATCAAAGTCATTCCATGCGCCTATCAGCGTCGGTTCATTCAATGGGCTCCCAGAGGCGTTGGAAGCGGTGCTCCGCAGGCCATTTATGCTCCGGGGGAAACCATCCCAAAAACAGAGCGTTCTTCTGAGGACAACAAGGAATACGTTGTTGGCGGAGAGGGTGAGTACATAGAAGAAACTCACCAGCACTTTGTAATTGTGATGAATGAGGACGGTACTTCTGAAACGGCTCTGATTGCGATGAAGTCCACGCAGTTAAAGAAAAGCCGTAAGTGGAATAGCATGATCTCGTCACGGGTAATGCAGGGCAAAAACGGCCCGTTTACCCCACCACGTTTCAGCCACATTTACAATCTGAAGACCGTGTCAGAAGAAAACAGCAAAGGAAGTTGGCACGGGTGGGAAATGAGCCTTGAAGGGCCAGTGCAAGACGCTGGCACATACGGACAAGCCAAGACGTTTGCCCAAAGTGTGACAACAGGTGATGTTGTCGTAAAGCATCAGGACGAAGCCGCAGGGGACTCCTCAAACGACGACTCTGACGTACCGTTCTAAGCAGTTGAGGCGGCGGGTTTGTACCATTGATCCCGCCGTCTCTTCCTTTGGGGGCAAACATGTCTGTAGAAAAATTTCAGCAAATATTTCGCGGCCTTGAAGCGGCGTATGGCACTTACAAGATTGAGAAAACCCAGTCGAATGGGAAGAACTCCGGTAAGGCGGCTATTATACGTGAACCACGGACCACGGAACTATGGAAAGGCCACCTATCAGGTAAAGGTCTAGCCATTGGTATTATTCCAATCAACGAGCAGAACAAGTGTGTCTGGGGCTGTATCGACGTAGATCAGTACCCGTTAGATCATAAGCTGTTGATACAAAAGATCCGGAAGCTCAAGCTTCCGTTAGTTGTGACCCGTTCTAAATCCGGCGGGGCGCACTGCTTCTTGTTTACCACAGAGTGGATAGACGCCAAGGATATGCAATCCACTTTGCAACAGGTGTCGGCGGCACTTGGCTACGGTGGCAGTGAGATATTTCCAAAGCAGGTCAAGTTGCACCTAGACCGCGGCGATGTTGGTAATTTTCTAAACCTACCGTACTACGACGCTGAAGACGGCTTGCGCTACGGATTTGATGACAAGGGTGTCAGTATCACGCTGGATGATTTTATCGCTCAGTACGAAAAGTATAAGCAGACTCCTGAAGAGATAGTGAAGCTACAGCTATCGGACAGTGATAAGAGTGCAATCGTCATGCGTGACGGTCCGCCTTGTCTACAGCATCTGTGTAAAGAGCTAATTAGCGAGGGCGGGCGCAACAACGGCCTGTTCAATATAGGTGTGTATCTTCGCAAAGCGTTTCCAGATAGCTGGGACACAGAACTGTTGCGGTATAACAACGAGTTCTTGTCGCCGCCTCTGCCTCTTAATGAGATCAACATAATAGCCAAGCAGCTTGAAAAGAAGGAATACGCTTACCGTTGTAGCGACGCGCCTATTGTTACACATTGTAACAAAGAGCTCTGCATGACCAGAAAGCACGGCATAGGTGCCGCGGTTCAAGGGGCTATCGTTGCAAACCTTAGAAAGTATAACTCCAACCCGCCCGTATGGTTTATGGATGTAAACGGTGAGCCGTTAGAGCTAGACACAGAGGCCCTGCTGTCTCAACCCGCGTTTCAAAAGGCTTGTATGGAGCAACTCAGCTTCATGCCTCGCACTGTTAGCAAGATAGTCTGGGAGGGACGTATATCTGCGATGATGACAGAGATGCGAGACAACGAGTCTGCTATCATGGAGGTGTCAGAGGACGCAAGCGTTAGCGGTCAGTTCTACGACTACTTGGAAGAGTTCTGCCGTCATCTACAGCAAGCAAAAGACCGTGAAGAAATACTGCTTCGTAAGCCGTGGACTGATGAGGAAACCGGTAAGACTTATTTCCGGTTGAGGGACTTTGAAAGCTTCTTGAAGAAGAACAAGTTCTTTGAGTACAAGTCACACCGTATAGCGCAGAGACTGCGGGACATTGAGGGCTCTGCTATTCAGTTAAAGATAAAGGGACGGGTAGTTCGTGTTTGGGAGATACCCGCCTTCGACAGTGCAGATGTAGACATTACGTTAAAAGATTTTGAAACAACGGAGGTGCCTTTCTAATGTTATTAGCCGATGGATTTGAAAAAGCCTTTATGGGTATAGCTCACCGCGCTGGTCAGGAAGATGTCGTAGCCTACGACTTTGATAAATGCGTTGGTGTTCTTATAGACCGCGACAACATGGAGCCCGATGAGGCCCATGAGTTTATGTGGTTTAACGTGGTGGGGTCCTATGTTGGGGACAAAACCCCTGTTTTTATCAAGCACATGTCAGACATAGAAGAGTTGTATGATGAAGAACTTTGAGCGTAACACAGAGATTTGGCGTTTATATAAAGAAAACATGATGACGCTAGCCGCCATTGGCAAGATGTTTAACCTGTCCAGACAACGTGTGTATCAAATCGTACAGGCCAAGAAAGCCTTGGCCGAGCACACAAAGAACTGGGACAAGCCTTTTGTTTAGGTATTTCGGACCCCCCGGAACAGGCAAGACAACCACGCTGATTAATCAGGTGGAGAAGGCTCTTGGTGCAGGCGTACTGCCAAACCAGATAGGGTTCTTCTCGTTTACCCGTAAGGCCGCGGAAGAAGCGCGGGACAGGGCGGCGGCAAAATTTAATTTAGACCCGAAGGAGCTACCCTTCTTTCGCACCCTGCATAGTATGTCTCTTGCCATGAGCGACATACGCACAGATCAAGTGATGCAGAAAGAGAATTACAGAGAACTCAGCCAAATCATGGGCTTTGAGCTTTCTACAGACAAGCGGATCGACTATAACGACGATATACCCAGCATAGTAAAAGCTAACGACCCCATATTGGGCGTCATCAATCTGGCACGGCTTCGTAAGATAGATTTGCGCGAACAGTATAACGAGACAGACATCGAAGAGTCTTGGAACACTGTAAACTACGTCGCCAAGTCCTTGCTTGAATACAAGAAGCAGAATGAAATGTACGACTTTACCGATATGCTGGAGCAGTTTGCACAAGGGGCAGAACACTACTGCCCGCGCTTTGCCCTGACGTTTCTGGATGAAGCGCAGGACCTGTCCGCTTTGCAGTGGGACATAGCTCACGCACTGGACGCCAAGTCAGACCGTATGTATTGCGCTGGTGATGACGATCAAGCCATCTACCGCTGGGCCGGTGCCGACGTTGACCAGTTTATCAATCTTGAGGGCGCATCCGAAACCCTGTCACAGTCCTACCGCATACCCAAGGCAGTTCACTTCCTAGCTCGCAAGGTAGCCAGCCGGATACACCGTCGTTACCCTAAAACTTACAAAGCTAGGGACTTTATGGGTACTGTTCGTAACATATACGCGGTGAACGAGTTGGATATGAGTGAAGGCACTTGGCTGATACTGGCGCAAGCCGGTTATATGCTGGCCCCCGTAGCAACAGAGCTCAAGACAGACGGCTACCTGTTCGACTACCGCGGAACACGGTCTATATCAGAAAAGGTGAGCGAGGCTGTTAACGGCTGGGAGCAATTACGCAAAGGCCGTGAGGTGACCGGCGCAGTGGCTCGTACCATATATAGTTATATGTCTACCAAAGAACGATTGAAGCGAGGCTTTAAAAAACTGCCTGCACTTGGTGATGAGGACTTAGTGACGCTCGACCAACTAATCGCGGACCACGGGCTTATGGAATTAGTGCAGATAGTGGGTACAGCTAGGCTGGAGTCCGACATCAGAGACTGCATCTGGCATGAAGCGATGGACAACATACCGTCCACCGAAAGAGCGTACATCACGGCTCTACTGCGCCGCGGTGAAAAGTTCAACGCAGAGCCTCGCATCAAGGTGTCCACGATCCACGGCTCAAAGGGCGGCGAGGCGGATAACGTCGTGCTGTTCACGGACCTATCAACGGCATCAGAAGAAGCGTTTAGAAAAGACCCTGACGATACGCACCGCGTATTCTATGTGGGCGTTACCCGTACAAAGGAAAACCTGTATCTTGTGGAACCACAAGACCTAGCAAAGAGTTATGATTTAATATGAAACGCGATGAAATTTTAAAAAAAGCAGAGTCCCTGATCAACGGGGACCGCGACCGCGACTACGGCGATGCACATAAGAACTTTCAGGATGTAGCCAAGCTGTGGTCTGTTATTCTGGAAACAGAAGTAACTGAGAAGCAGTTTGTCTTATGTATGCTCATGGTCAA